AGCATCTGATGAAACAATAAAAAAGCAGCAGGAGGTTACTAATGAATCATTAAAAGAGTTTGGCAAGCAGACAAAGAATCTAAATGATGCAAATGAACAAAAAAACGATATAATACGTAAACAGAATATAGAGATAGTTACAGAGCAAAAAAAGGCGGCTGATGATGCAGCAAAAGTAACTGAGGAAAATAATAAGAAATCAGCAGAGAAAGCAAAAGAAAACGCAGAGAAAAAAAAGCAATTAGTTAAAGATGCTAACGAGCAGATTAGACAATTAGAGCAGCAGAATTATTTAAATGGTATTGCAGATGAGGATAAACGTGCAAAAGAAAAATTAAGGATAGATAAAGAAAATGAGGTAAGAGCAATACAGGCGAAAGGGTTTAATAAGGAACAGGAGGGTTTGTTATTGCAGCAGATTGATTTAAAATATCAATTAGAGGCTAATAAGTTAGAGGAGGAAAAATTAAAAAAGACTATAGAGGATGAAAAGAAAAGGCAGGAAATAATTTTAGCGCAGGATAAGATAACAAATGATTTAATAACTCAGCAGAGATTAAATGCCCTCACAAATGAGTTTGATAAAAAGCAATTACAATTATCAATTCAGCAGCAGGAGGAAATAGACCAACAAATTGATTTTTTAAATAAGGGCGAAATTAATCGTGATGAGTATAACAAAAGGATCGCGTTAATTGATGAAAAATATAGGTTACAACGTGAGCAGTTATCGTTAGATGAAAATCAGAAAGAGTTAAATAATCAATTATCATTACTCGCTGCACGTGCTAATAACAATCAGTTAGCGATTGACCAACGCAGGGAGGCATTAGCACAGGAGCAGTTATTAATTGATGAGGCATTTAAGAATAATGTACTAAGTGAGGAACAATACAACGCAAAAGCAAAAGAGTTATCAGATGCACGTATTCAACTGGATAACGCAGAGGCAAAAGCACGTGAGGATAACTTAGCGAAAATATCGGGATTGTTGGGTAATCTTGCTGATTTAGTAGGTAAGCAAACAGGAGTTGGTAAAGCATTTGCCATCGCTCAGGCAACTATTGATACTTATTTATCTGCAACAAAAGCGTATCAATCATTATCGGGTATTCCTGTCGTAGGTCCTGCATTGGGTGCGGTTGCTGCAGGTGCTGCGATTGCATCAGGTATAAAGAATGTAAAATCTATTTTAGCGGTTAAAGTACCGGGAGGCGCAGGCGGTGGTGGTGCACCATCAGGTGGCTCAGTTCCAAATGCGCCATCAGTACAAGCACCAATACAACCACAATTAGCATCTACGTTAATAAATCAAGGTCAAGTTAATCAAATCGGCTCAGCAGCCGCGAGGGCATATGTTGTAGAATCCGATGTTAGCGGAAATCAGGAACGCATACAAAGAATAAACAGAGCAGCACGTATATCATAAAACTTTACAAAAAATGAAACTACCAATTTACGAATTAAAAATTAGTGAGAATCTTAACGATGAGGCAGAGGTTTCTTATATCGCATTAGTAGATGAACCTGCAATAAAAAAAGATTTTCTCGCATTCAAAAACGAATTTATTGAGCCATCAAAGGGCGAAAGGGAAAACGATTTTATACCTCGCTGTATTGAATATGAAATAAACGAGGGAAAAGATAGCGAACAGGCAGCAGCTATTTGTTATTCAAAGTGGCAAAATAAATTTAATGCTGAGTTAAGCATTTACGAATACACTCCTAAACACTTTGATATGTGTCCGGGTGCGGTTGCTACTTTTACGCATCTTGTTTCTATGAATGTTGGAATAGAGGAACAAGGGATGGTAAGGTCTGCAGCACAAATTGCTGATAATATTTTCGGTATTGAAAAGGAGGTTATAGCCAAAAACTTTGCTACTACTCAGCAAGTTATTGAAGTTGAAATTTTAACAGATGATTTTGTTGATTTAATGAGAGAGATTGACAAACTGGTAGGAATGGTTCACAATGTAGATTATATGTATAACCATCTTGCAAAAGTTAAAAGTTATCAAACACAAACACAAAATTTTCAATCTTATACCGATTACCCTGAGCAGGCAAAAGAAAATGCAAAGATTGCTTTAAGATGGGCAGAGGAAAATGGATGGGGGGATTGTGGCACACCTGTAGGAAAAGCAAGAGCGAATCAACTGGCAAACGGAGAACCGATTAGCAGAGATACAATCGCACGGATGGCAGCGTTTGAAAGACAACGTCAAAACTCAAATAAGGAGTTAGGGGATGGGTGTGGCAGATTGATGTGGTTAGCGTGGGGTGGCGATGCAGGGGTAGAATGGGCGCAAAGAAAATTAGAGCAGATTGATAAAATGAGAAAGCAAGATTTTAAAATAGTAAACGAGGAAAAGCGGATTATTTCAGGTCCTTTAATGTTGGCAGATGAATTAATCTATCGTAATAACGATAAGATGGGCGAACACTATGTAAAATTCTCTGCCGATACCATCAAACAGATAGCGATAAAGTTTGCTAAAAAGAAATATCAAAACCACGTTAATCTAATGCACGATCCTGAGCAAAAGGTAAAAGGTGTTACGATGTTTGAAACTTGGTTAACAGATAAAGAGCGTGGAATTATGCCGATGAAAGGTTACGAGGGTGTAGCAGATGGCAGTTGGTTTGGCTCATTCTACGTTGAGAATGATAAGGTTTGGCAGCAAGTTAAGGCAGGCGATTTTAGAGGGTTTTCAGTAGAGGGAATGTTTGACTATGAGCAGCCGATTTCACCTGAGGAAAACGCACTCAAAAAAATATCTGAACTTTTAAACGTAATTATTCACGATTAAATATATCTATTATTATGAAAGCAACAGAAATCATTGAAAAATTAAGACTAACCTTTAATGAGTTGGTTAACACTCCAAAACAGGAGCAAGTGGTAAAGATGATTGAGGCAACTTTAATGGACGGCACAAAAGTAGAAGTAACAGAACTGGCAATCGGTGGTATCGTTACCATTGATGGAGTTCCTGCACCTGTAGGGCAGCATACATTATCTGATGGCACTATGATTGTGTTAGGCGATAATGGGGCGATTATGGAAATAATGCCTGCAGAATCAGAAGTTGAAGTTGAGATTGAGGCAAAGAAAAAGGATGATGAAATGATGAATAGTTTTTCAGCGTTTCAAAACTCAACTAACGAAAAGTTTGCATCTTACGAATCTAAGTTTGCAAACTACGAACAGAAATTTGCTGACTACGAAACAAGACTAAACAAAGCAACTCAGGTAATTGAGGGTTTGTTAAATCTTACTCAAACTTTGGCAGAAGCACCTACAGGCGTAGCAGATGCAGCGATTAAATCAGAATCAAAATTTTCTAATAATAAAGAAGGATTTAAATACGATATCCTATTTTCTTAAAAACAAAAATTAAATTACAATGGCATTATCATTAGGATCATTAGCAGATTATACTAAACAACTCGTTAAACCCTTGTTGACCTCAGCCGTAATCGGTGCGAGAACTCAGCAGTTAATTATGGATGGCGGTGTTGTTATTCCAGGCGCAAAAGGACCTGTAGCAATTCCTTTAATGGATACCGATGCATTCTTTCAAACAGATGCGTGTGGTTACAACCCATCAGGAACTACAACCTTTACTCAGCGTACAATTACACCGGGTAAAATTATGATTAGCGAAACAATTTGCCCTAAGAACTTTGAGGCTAAATTTACTGCTGAGGCTTTGAAAGCGGGTAGCACTTACACAGATTTCGGCAACGCTGATTTCTTGGCTGCTTACCTTGAAAAGAAAAATGCACGTATCGCAGCACAACTTGAAACTGCAATTTGGCAAGGTACAACCGCATCAGGAGATGGCAACCTTAATAAGTTTGATGGTTTGATTTCTTTGATTGATGGCGGTTCACCTGTTGATGCTAACGTATCAGGTTTTACAGGTGTTGCAACAATCAGCACAATAACTCAATCTAACGTAGTTGCTGCAACTGAGGGTATCTACAAAGCAATTCCTGCGGCTGTAATGGCAAAAGGAGATGTTAAGATTTTCTGCGGTTACGATTGGTATCGTTTGCTTATAATGGCTTACAGAGCGTTAAACCTATTCTCTTACAATCCACAAGATGTAAATGCACAATCATTTATCCTACCGGGTACAAACATTGAAGTAGTGCCTGTTAACGGATTAAATGGAACAGGTGATGCATACGCTATCAGTCTTTCAAATATGGCTATGGCAGTTGATTTGGAAGGTGAAGAGCAAAATTATCGCCTGTTTTATAGTTTAGACAATGACGAGATAAGAAGTAAGGTAAGTTTTAAACTAGGCGTGAATGTACTTTTTACAAATGAAACGGTTAAGTTTAAAGCAGCTATCTAATAAAATTCTATAACTGAACAAAAGGGTGGTGAAATAAACACCACCTTTTTTTTCATAAATCTAAAAAATATGAGTTGTGTAGTTACATCAGGATATGCGATAGAATGCCGTGATTCAGTTGGCGGTGTTGAGGTCGTTTATCTTATAGAAAATTCTGCGTTGTATGACGCATCAGGCAATAGCCGTGTAACATCTGCATCAGGTGTTGTATCTGCTATAACAAAAAATTCAGGCAAACGCTTTTGGAAGTTTGAAGTTCCACGTGCGACTGCATCAGCAAATAACGGAATCACATCATCTATTGAAAACGGAACTTTCTTTTTTACCCATCAGGTAATTTTCCCTATCAATAGCCGTAGCGCAGACGTTAGAAATATCGTTACAACTTTGGCTAAAAATCGCCTTACTTTTGTTTTGAAAGAGGGTGACGGAACTTATCGTATGTATGGTAAAGAGTTTGGTTTACAACTTGAAGCAAGTGAAGCAGGAACTGGTCAAAATTTAGCCGACCGGAACGGATACCTTCTCACTTTTTCATCACAGGAAAGAGAAGATTTCTTAGTAGTTCCTGCAAACATTGCAGCAGCACTAGAAACACCGGGTACTTAATACTCTAACTCAAAATAAAAATGCCTCCGACCGATTACAAGTCGGAGGTTTTTTAATTATGATAGTAATAGCAAAAGGTCAAACAACACCTATCTACATCACGGCAAAAGAAAACTTAACTAACTCTGCTTATTTTGTTGGTTTATTTTTTACCAATAGAGTAACGCAGGATGTAGTTTCTTTTATGTTTAATAACATCAGCACGACCGATAGGTATATGAAAATGAGTTTAGTTGTTAATACTTATTTTGCGAATGCTGAAACAGGGTTTTGGACTTACAAAGCATATCAAACACCAACGAATAATATCAACACAATAGATACAGATAGTGTACCTGTTGAAACTGGTTTAATGTATTTATCGCCTGTGAGTGAATTTGAACCTACAAAATATTCGGGACAAAACAATACTTTTGTAACTTATGGATAATTACAAACACATAGTAATAAAATTTGACCACGCACAGCAACCTAAATTTGAGGAAAAGAAGGGTAAATATTCGTATGTTGAATTTGGTAAGAATAATGATTACCCTAATTATCTGTTATCTCTTTATAACGAATCTCCTAAACACGGAGCAATAGTTAAAAGCAAATGCACATACATTTACGGCAAAGGTTTTGAGGTTGCAGGAACTGCAAATAGCAGAGGCGAAACGTGGAATCAGATTGTAAAGAAATGTATTAAAGATGATGAACTTTACAGGGGTTATTATATGCAGGTTATTTGGAATCGCATAGGGCAGATTGCAGAGGTTTACCACATTGATTTTGCAAAGGTTAGGGTTAACAAAGATTTGAGTTTGTATTACGTTAAAAACGATTGGAGCGATTTTAAGGAAAAACCGCGCGAATATCCTGCGTTTAATATGAACGATAAGTTTGGCTCACAAATTTATTTTAATCGTGAGTATAACCCATTGAGTGAGGTTTACCCATTGCCTTCATACTATCAAGGATTGAATTACATAGAATCAGATATAAAGGTTAGCAGGCACATTTTAGGTAACGCTAATCAGGGTTTTGTTGGTAGCACGTTAATCAATCTTAACAATGGCGATCCTGTTAACGAGGAACATAAAGGCGAAGTTGAAAGAGGGTTATTAAAGAAGTTTACAGGCGATGAGGGAAAGCGATTAGTTATTATGTTCAATAAGAGCAAAGACAACGCTGCTGAGATTGTGAATCTCGGTAATACAATGCTCACAAAAGAGGATTTTACAAACATTAATAACCTTATCACAAATGAAATAATGATTTGCCATCAGGTGGTAAGTCCTACATTGTTTGGTGTTAAGGTTGAAGGGCAGTTAGGTAGTAGGAACGAAATCCGTGAGGCATACGAAGTTTTTAATAATGTTTACGTTCAGGAAAGGCAAGCAGAGTATAACGATGTTTTTACTCAGTTTAGAAATCTTAAAGGCGAGCAGGGAGAGTTTTATTTACAATCAGTTGAGCCATTAAAGTTTGAATTTAGCGAGGCGATAATGGCTGCTAATTTAACACAGAATGAGATTAGGGAATTAATGGGGCGTGAGCCATTAAATGCAGCGCAGGTTACATCAGATGGTGCGGTAGCAGTAGCTGAGGAAATACCTTTACAAAATGTAGAGGTTAAATCTAATGATGCGTTAAGAAATCTAACAGGCAGACAATATCAAAATGTTATGCGAATTGTTAGGCAGTTTGGGAACGGCAAACTAAGCAAAGCGCAAGCGGCATTAATGTTAAAGAATGGATTTGGATTTACTGATTCTGATATAGATACTTTTTTAGGAATAGATGATAACCCTTTAACTGAGGATGAGGTGCAAAAGTTTAGTTTAACAGAGGATGAGCGTTTGATTTTGGAGTTTGAAAACTGCGGAGAGGAAAAAAAAAATTATAGTGAGGTAGCACGCGAAAGTTATAAAGAGTATTTCGCAGACAATTTAAATCAGGCTCAGGCAGATGTTTTGACATTGATAACGAAGGATAAAAATATAACGCCTATCATTATCGCAAGAACTTTGAAATTAGACACAGATTTGGTTATTGATATTATAGATGATTTTATAAATAGAAATATAATAAAATCAATACCATCTAAAATAAACGCTGAGCCTGTTTATGAGGTCTTAAAACCTGCATCAGAGTTACCGGGTAAGCAAAGCAAAGTTACAACCTTAGTAATACGTTATAGTTACGAAGGGCCTGAGGATAGCAGAAATAGACCATTTTGCGCTAAGTTAATGGAGTTAAGTAAACGTAAGACGTGGAGCAGGAGCGATATAGAAAGCATTTCTGAGCGTGTAGGTTATAGTGTTTGGGATCGTAGAGGCGGATGGTACACACAACCAAACGGAGAACATCGCGAATATTGCAGACATCGTTGGTCATCAAAATTAATGAAAAAGAAAGATGAGTAAAAATATCCTATTTATTACGGAGCAAACTTTTAAGGAAAGAACTGGCGCATCTAATCAGATTGATGGCAAACAGATTTTTCCAATGGTTAAGGTAGCAGGCGATATGTATATTCAGCCTGCATTAGGTAGCAAATTATACACACGTTTGCAGTCGGGTGTTTTGGCTAATAACTTAAATGCAAATGAGGTTATTTTGCTTAACGATTATATTACTGATTGTTTGATTTGGTACACTATGAGTATGTTACCGATGACAATGGGATTTCAATTATTTAGCAAAGGATTTTTACAAAAGACATCAGAGGAAAGCGCAGCACCGAGCAGAGCGGATTTAGAATTGATTGAGCAAAAGTATTTGAGTTTAGCAGAGTTTTACAAGACAAGATTAATAAAGTATTTACAGGAAAATTATACACTCTATTTTGAGTACCTAAATTATGGTAGCGGATTAGATATAATTTTTCCTGAGGAAAAAGCATATAGCTGCCCTATCTATTTAGGTAACGCTTACATACCTGAGACAAGCAAATACGTTAACTCATCATCGGGTTACTCTGCTCCTGATATTGTTTATTATACTGCGGTAGGAGGCGAATCTACATTTAGCCTTTCAACCTTAGCAGGTCGCACTACATTGTTTGCGAGTCGTGGCGGATTAGCAAAAGGAATCACACAAACGGCAACTGCTGATACCGGGTATTTACAAATCGTTGGAGGGGTTGTTACTTTACCCACAGGCGATGTTGCAATGGCAGGAGAACTATTTACATTTTTATACAGATAAAATATGAGTAAAGGTTACAAAAAGGAATGGATAGAAAAAGTAAAGCAAAAGTTTAATGACATACAACCAAATAATAACAAAGATAACCGACCTGCTAACAAGCAATCCGATAATAAAATCGGTAAGGTTTGCAACACCAACGGAGTGGATAGGGTACGTTAGTATGCCGCAGTTCCCTGTTGCGTTATTTTTTATAAATAATGGGCAGTTAAACGCAGGGCGTGATTTAGTTTATACGATTCAATTTTGGTATTTAGATAAGAGCGGTGTGGAGGGCGAATTTGAGCAAGAGGTTATTAGCGACCAACATCAGATAGCGAATGATATTATAATGGCATTAAGACAAGATAGAACTATAAGCGTTGATACGAATATTAGATGGGATGCTATCAGCGAAAAGTTTGAGGATTATTTGAGCGGAGTAACATTGACATTTAACATATCAGTAACTGGACAATTTAATAACTGCGATTTCCCAATATGAGAAAACTAATAACAATCATTTGTATTTTATTTGCTTTGCAATCATCTGCACAGGTTTACCAATTAATGCCTCAGTATGGCTATCAGGCGAATAGATTTGTATTTGATTCTACTTTGCAAATTCCAACTACCTGCGGTGTACCTACGTTAAAGAGTGTTCAGTTTGTAACAAAGAGGGCAGCGATTGCATTTGATTCGTGTAACAATATATTCTATCAATACAATCCTAAGACGCAAGCGTGGTCGCAGGTAAGCGGTGGCGGTGGATCAACAGATACTACAAGTTTAAGCAATAGGATCAACTTAAAAATTGATTCAGTTAAGCGTAGGATTGATTCAGTTTTTGCATATCGTAATGGAACAGAGGTTTTTCAGTTTAAAGATTCTGTTGGTGGCGGCTCAACAAATGATACTACAAAAGTACCTTACACAGGTGCAAATAAAAGTGTGAATCTTGGACCTTATAATTTAATTGTTGATTCATTAACCATTGGAAGAGGCAACAATCATTCATTGAGCAACAATACTGCTCTTGGATTTGATGTCTTAAAACATACAACAACTGGAAACTACAATACTGGTGTTGGTCATCAATCTTTACACAATACATCAACTGGTCAATACAATACTGCAATTGGTCAATCATCTTTATTCACAAATACAAATGGTGGTCAGAATACTGCAATTGGATTAAATTCATTGTTATACAATACAAGTGGAAGCAACAATGTTGTCGTGGGATTGGATGCAATGCAACACAATACAACAGGTGGCAGCAATACTGCAATCGGTTACAATGCAGGCAGCCATTTAACAAACGGCTCAACACCAAACACAACTGCAAGTAATAGCATTTACATTGGTAGAGATTCAAAGGCAAAATTAGACAATCAAACAAATGAAATTGTCATAGGTTACAATGCAATCGGTAACGGCTCAAACACAACCACAATAGGAAATACATCAACAACTGCAAACTATTTTACAGGTTCAGTAAATGCAACAACATTCGTAAAAAATGGTGGAACATCATCACAATTTCTAAAAGCGGATGGGAGTGTTGATGCGACAAACTACTTAATTGACACAAGTTCTTTGTCTTCAAGAATCAACTTAAAGTTCAATACAACAGACACAAGCAGTTTGCAACAAAAATCTTTGCCTGCAAATTCAATCGTTGGTAATGAAACTTATCAGACTGCTAACGCTCAATCAATTTATTTTAAAGATACATCAGGCACATACGGAGGTACAATAACGTGGACAGGCACAACAGCACCATCAGGCGCAACAAATCATACATATAGATGGACACGTATAGGTAAATTAGTAACATTAACAATATCTGTTGTTTATGCAACTAATGGAACTGGATTAACATCGGCTGTATTTACATTGCCATCAGATGCACCTAATCCTGTACAGCCATCGGGATTAACATCTGCATCTAATGGATTGTATGCATCTACTTTTATTGCTCAACAAACGGCTACAGGCGCACCATTAGGTAATGCACCTCGTGCTTTGCTTAGAAATAACGCAGCAAATAATGGATTTGAAATCATAGCATCGTTTACATCTTCAACAATTATACAAGGATTTATAAACGTACAATATACAGCACAATGATACACATAAGGCAGAAATTGGATATAGCAAACAAAACAGGGGAGCAAATTGCTTATTCAGTTGTTGACACAACAGATTGGACAGCACCATTACAACAACATCCATCTATTGTAGAACATCCTGAATTATTTGAAATTGTGGACGAAGAAATTCCAACCCACGCACAAACATTAATTTATCAATCATAACATATGACAACGGCAATGGTGACTAATATCTTAATCGGAATAGTGATAGCACTTATAACATTTTTAGGGAAAGAACTAGTCAAGCGATTAGATAGATTTGAAAAGATAGTACAAGGTATTCTTATGTCGGATGTTGCCGTAAGTAAAGATTTAGAGCAATTAAAAGAGGATGTAAAGGATCACGAAACACGTATTTCTCAACTTGAAAAATAGACCAATTATGAACAGCACGTTTCTAAACTTGAATGTTAACGATTTCATCAAAGGTTTGGCAGTAGCCGTATTAACCTCAGTTTTGACAATCGTTTACAACACATTGCAAACAGGCACGCTCGCATTTGACTGGGCAGCCATTGCAACAACTGCATTAACCGCAGCGATTGCGTACCTTATGAAAAACCTTCTAACAAACACAGAGGGCAAAATGCTCAAAAAGGATGTGAAGTAAAAAAAGGGGGTGTTTAATTGCACCCCCATTTTAATTATGCGTTACTTATTTTTAATCATATTATTTTCAGGATGCTATACCGCTCAGAAAGCTGATAAGCAAATGAATAAAGCGTATGTATATCATAAGGCGTTAACGGCTCAAAAGTTTAGCGAGTGGTTTCCCTGTGAAACATTGCAAATAGATTCATCAGAAAAGATTGAATACATCTACAAACGCGATACGTTATTAGAGTACATTATAAAGGAAACTGAGCCGATAAATATAATTCTTAGAGATACACTTATCAGATATTATAACGGCTGCGATTCGCTTAAAAAAGAGTTATCTAGGGCTAAGCGATTAATAGACCATTTAACAAATGAGATTAAGATTAAGCCGATAGTTTATTATAAGACAATCGTAGATTCTGCACGTAATGTATCATTACAAAATCAATTAAATCAGGCAAATGATGATTTAAAGAAACGCAATAAAAATTATGTTATTTCGTTATGGTGGATTATTGCGTTAATGATTGCACTTTTATTATCAATCTTATTAAACTTTAAAAAATGAAAGCATCACAGAAATGCGTTGATTTGATAAAAGAGTTTGAGGGGTTTTTTGATAAATCATATATCTGCCCGGCAGGAGTTCCTACAATTGGATTCGGCAGCACAATGTGGAACGATGGCAGAAAAGTAAAGATGGGCGAAAAGATTACTAAAGAAGGTGCAGAGATTCTTTTGCACTGGGAGTTAAATAATAAAAGCATTGCCTTAATAAATTTAAATATTAATCAGAATCAGGCAGATGCGTTGTTATCGTTTATTTATAATTTAGGTATTGGAGCGTTTAATAAATCTACACTTAGAAAAAAAGTAAAATTAAATCCTAACGATCCTACAATTCGCGATGAGTTTATGAAATGGAACAAGGCACGTATAAATGGAAAATTGCAACCAGTAAAAGGGTTAACGCGCAGAAGGGTAGCAGAATCAAATCTATACTATGATAATAACTGAGCTGGGTAGAAACGTACATCAAATAAAAATTGATTGTATGAAACAAAAGGAGCATTGGTTTTTACTATCATCAGACCATCATTGGGATAACCCCGATTGCGATAGGGCAATGATTAAAAGACATTTAGAGGA